CATCAACTGAGTATTCTCTAACTCTAGTAATATTTATCCTTCTCGGTGGGTTTAAATTATCCGTCCAAAACAAATAACTCCCCTCATCTGAATATATGTAATTTACTCCTGTTATAAGTGCTAATGCGTCAAATTTTAATTGATCTGTTGTGCTACCTAAAATTAAAGACGTTTTATTAGTTTTTTGATTATACTCAAATATGCCGTCAAATTCATTAGATGTTACAAACCAATATAACAAGCTAAGTGGCTCATATTTTACTGCCCCAATTGTTTTGGCACCTGTAATTGTTATTCCCTTAAACTTAGATAAAAAATCTGCTACGTTAAATAATCTTTCATTCCCAAGTGCATTTTGAACTGCACCCACGTTAGACCCACCAGTAGACTCTACTGTTATGTTACTAGCAGATCGGTATTGACCATCAGGAAGCATCCTTTCGTCAATGTCCATGTTCATCTTACCAGCGATAAATGTTCTCTTAGTTTCTGCCATGATTACTTAATCCATTTATCTTTACCTCTCAAGCTCATTAATATTCTTGATGGGTGCATATTACTTAATCTAATTTTCGTATTCCTTAGTGTTGCGGTCTTTTCTTTTTTAGCTCTTGCTACTATGTACTCCTGTACGCCATATTTATTATTTAATACCGCCCACTTTAAGTAGTTATACACGTACTCCTCTGCCAACTTATTTATAGATATTTTTGTTGAGTCTCCATTCTCCATTCCGTCTGAAATGTACTCAAGAACAATAAATGCATTCTCAACTCCAGATGAAAAATCAATAACCCCAGACTCCTTGTTGATTGTGAACTTAGGGTTTCTGTTTGCGTCTTCAGTGTTCATGCCATACCTTGAGCCAATGCTATAATTAAAGTACCATTGACCATCACAGCAGTATCCCATCTGATTGTTATATATTCCCCCTCCAGTGTACAACATGTTGTCGCCCCTAAGGATGTCAAGCTTTGATGTACCTGTCACAACCTCTCCATTAGAGTCAAACACAATGTCTAGGTCATTATCCTGCAAGTAAGCCGTAGCTGACATAACGGTTCTATTCTCAACCAATGGAACAAGAACACCGTTATTTAGCATCGACATTCTAACGTAGCTAACATAGTCTGGAGGCATGACCATCTTTAGATCAGTTCCAAGCTGTAATTCTAGGACCTTTATGTTGCGTAGTGCGTCATAGTTAAGCTCCTGTATCGCTCTCTTTGCATGGAAAATAATTGTATATCTATCAACATTGTTTACTAGCTTATCGTTGCCAACATACATTAGTATGAAGTTATTTACTATGTCAGATAGAGTGACGTACTGATACGAGCCCCAATTTTCATCTTCAGGGATAGTTCCGTTATTTTTGTAGTACTGGTAATTAGTTATATATGACATCTACTATTGTTTTTGTTGTGAGTCTTGTATCTCTTCTGACTTAGCTGCCTGTACAACTTCCATCTCTCTAATTGATACTCCAGCGTACTGTAATATCTTAACTACCAAACCTGAAAAATCACTTAATGGTAGCTCAAAGTCTTGATAAAATGCATTACTTGGATTAAAGACTGGTTGACCAGCAGCAATATTAGTGTATGACCACACTGGATCTTTTGGATATCTTAGGTACTGAGTCGTAATATTCGTTAAAATTGTTGTTGGATATACAACTAAACCAGGATCGCTCATTGTGTATACTGGATTGTATACGTCAGGAGCCGTTAGGTTTGAATTTAATAATGCCTGAATTTTTCTTTGGCTAACTTTTTCTACTTCAAAGTTATTATACATTACCCTCTCTAGGTAATAAAAATCTGTAGGTAAAATAAAATATGGGGTAGTATAAGTTAATGACGCAAGCGTAGAAAATGAATCAAGAACCTCACCCATATTCTTTGGAACATCTGTGTATCCCTCTCCAAACATTCTAGCGTTCTGCTTAACAATTGAGTTGGAGTAAGAGTATATGTACTGTTCAAATATTTCAAGCTGTGCCTGCTTTGCAAATAAGTTAAATTCCTCTGGAGTAATGTAACCCCGATTGTCTTTACTTATTATTGACAGAACAGTATTTCTAACATCATTTATCATTGCAAGTATTTTTACAAAGATAAACAAAAAAAGGCACTCTAATTAAAAAGTGCCTTTTAGTTTTTTTTTATCCTGATATACCAAAATTAGTAACAGAAATAGGAAGTGAAGCAATAACATATACTGGTTTTGTCCAGTTTATTTTTAAAGATTCAACAATTGCATTTTGAATTGCATCACGCATATTGTAAGCAGTTTGAGCCTCGTGAGTTAATGTTATTGTTTTTCCGTTACGATATATAAGAACAGTGTTTGCCAATGCAGCAGTGTTTGTACTTCCTGCTCCTGCAAATACACCTACTAAATCGTTAACTGATACTAATTGATTGCTTAATATGCTTGAAATTGTTACGGGGATACTGATAAATTTTTCCATTGTTTAAAAAGTTTAAATGGGTTAATAATATACTAATTATGTTGTTACTTTAATTGTACTACAAGGAACTGGTAATGAAGGAATAACATACACAGGTTCTGACCATGTAATAGCGGCAGAAGCTGCTACTGCATTTTGAATTGCATTACGTACACTGTAATTAGTCTGAGCATCTGTTGTTATTGTTACAATTTTTCCACTAAGGTAATTAATAGTTGTTGTAGTTGCAGTTGCTGATGAAGCTACAACAGCTATAACATGATTACTTGAAATCAATTGATTTGTCCCAGATGTGTTAGGGATGCTGATAAATTTTTCCATTGTTTAAAAAGTTTAAATGGGTTAATAATAATGCAAATATACTAATTTTCTGACAACTTATCTTCAAGGTGTTTGTACAACTCTAAACCTTCATCTGACTGAAAGTATGAAGACAGTACGTAAAGTGGATCCTCTCCAAATGGAACGGTAAGCAACTTCTTTTTATTGTCCTTGAAATTAAAGTATATCTCTTTTTTGTTGTTCTTGTAAATCAAATAGCCATCAGATATTGCTCTTGCAGCTATATTGTTGATTCTTAGTGATGGGTCATTAACAGCCTCCATAAATTCTTGTGGATAACGCTTTGCAAATAACATTACGTCTCTCTTTAATTCAGTAGTCTTCATTGACTCAACATTCGATCCCATTAACAAACGAGCGACAGACTCTAGTACTGATATATCTAAGTCTCTAGCTGCTATCTGTGCGTCAAGCTGATCGTATAGCATAGTAACGTCTTCCTGTGCGTCTTTTTCATTGTCAAACTCATAGAATTCAGTTCCATTACCTGGATGATAATATAAGAATTCCTGTAAGACAGGATTTGACTTTGGTACATTTAAAACACCGTCCTCAAATACAACAGGCTCTAATATAACGTTTTGATCTTGATCATCCTGAAAAGGAGTCTTTGAATTTCTTGCGTATCTAAGCGGATAGTTTATGTTTGTTTCTTCATCAAAATAAAGTAGCCTCTTTCTTGGGCTATCTTTTGATGCTATGTAATAACTTAAGGGAGTTGTATCACCCTTCAATAAATAGATTCTGTCCTTAGACTCTAATTTTACTCTTTTAATTGTTTCCATTTTATATAATTTAATTTATTTTAAAAAAAATAGAGAGGGACACTGATGTCCCTCTCTTGATTTAATCCTATTACTTGAATATGAAGAAGTTGTTTGCACCTAGTGTACACAAAGCTCTTTCAGACAAGAAGTTAACCTCCATTTTATCTATGTCGCTTGTTGCAGCACCACCTGCTGAACCTGTCATCCAAGTCTTGTAACGTCTGTCTTCAGTTTCAGATGCACGGTAACGCACGTGTAAGAACGGTCGTCTTGCATTTTTACCTAGAACTTGATCGTATACATTCATTGTACCAGCTGGAACTAAAACACCATTGATGTTACCACCAACAAGACCACCACGAAGTGTAGCATCGTTTAAGTATTTCCAGTCAGTCTTGTAAAACTCATAACCTCTCTTGAATCCAGAGAAACCTAAGTTTAACGCCATCTCCTCAGAATTATCAAACAAACCGTAAGAAGTTCCACCAGCTCCATAAGAATTTTGAGCAGCTAACATATCATCGATGTCGAATGAGAATTGACGATTTAAGAACAATGCGTTTTCAGCTATAGCTCCTTGCTTGTCAAGACGTTGTACAATTGAATCAAAATCAGATAATGCAGTTGGATTACCTCCAGACCATACATTACCACGAGTTTCAATAGCACTAAACATACCCATTGTACCAGCAGCAGTTGTACCAGCAGCAGCACCTGGAGCAGATACAGTAGATGGAGACAAGTAAGCTAATGCCTCAGATGATGTTTCAGCACGAACACCTTCAACCATAGCCATCTCTAAGTAATCATCAAAACGTAGACGAGTCTCGTGCTCTGACTTGATGTACCATAAGTACCCAGCAGCTCCATTTTCAGTAGTTACCTCAACCCATCCAACTTGTGCCAGATCAGAACCAGAAACAGCGTATTTATCTTTAATGATAATTGGCTTGTTGTCAAAGAATAAATCTTGTGATTCGTTGCTTCCTGACATTCCATCTTTACCTTTCTGAAATTCAGAACCGTAAACAAATACAGTTACAAGCTCAGTAGTGATTGTAAATGGTGAACCAGATGCATTATAAAATTTAACCTCAAATGTAGATCCGTTATCTGCAACTGCACTAACAACTCCTCTTGCAGAATTAGCAGCTACACTTTGAGATGAAATAAATACAGTTTGATTAAGTCTAAAGTTACATACTGTAACAGGGCTTGTTGTTGCCATTGTAAAAGTAGCAGTATCTGAATCTTTTGCTGACGATGGGATAACATTTGTATACTTTGTATGTAAACGACCTTGTTCTGACCATTTAATCATGTCAGAGTTAGAAGGAAGCTCTGCACCAACCATACGTAAGAATGATGCAATTGATCTATTACCGTAACGCTCAAATTCTTGCTCATATGTATCAGGAAGATACTGATTCAAGAATTCAAAGTCTGTAATATAATTTGTTGGCAATGTTGCCTTTACCGCACTAGGGGTAAGATTTATCGGGGGAGTTGATGATATTAATCCAGCCATAATTTCTAAGTTTTATTGTTTCTAATTACTAATCTATTTCCACGATCCGCATCTACCGATCTTACCTGAAACCCTTGAGTTGGTGTTATAGACGTTGCATTACGAGTCATATCTATATTTTTAGACTCTCTTGCAACACCTTCTACCGCTTCAGATTTACCTTTTTCATAAAAGAATTTGGCAAACTTCTCTGGGTTAGAGGCAACAGCTATAGAACGATGGAACATCTCAGCGTCTTGTAGGTAGCCATCATCATTTAAAAACTTGTTTATAAAGTTCTTTAATGTAGACTGCTCCTTCAATAGTTCTTGTGATTCAGCTGGCTTGTAAACTAACTTCTTGTCTTCGTCTATACTAAACTTGAAACCTTCAAATTTGTCAGAAAACAATTCATTTGTTTTATCAGCAAAATACTTAGATCTACGCTCCTGATCCTGCTCGCTTGCAGTTGTGGTTTCTCTATATTCCTTGTAAGCTCTATAAGCATCTTTTTCTTCTTGTGGAACAAAAGAATCACCTGACTCAAGTGGCACTTTGTACTGTTCTTTTAAGTTGTTAAAATACTCTTTAGCTTTGGCAAGCTCTTTTTTCTTTGCTACTTGTTTTCTTTTTACGTCTTTTTCATCATCAAAGTCCTCATCAAAAGAGAACTTGTTTTGAATCTCCCAACGAACATCATCAGAGTCTAGCTCCTTATTTTGTTCTTTATAAAAATCAAAAAGCAAAGTGTCTTGGTCCATTGAATTATAATCCTTGCTAAGATTCATAAAATCATTTATCCCTCGACCTGTTTCTTTTTTATACTTCAAGAATGCTGAAACGTCTTCAGGTAGTTCTTCATTCACCTGTCTCTGTTCCCATATATCATCAAGAGATGATATCTCCTTGTTGTATCTTTTTCCTAAGTAAGATATGATTTTATTTTCATCAATATCTTCCTCAGGAACTTCTGCAATATTCACTTGCTCTTGTGGTTCACTTTTAGGATTAAATTTCTCTTCGTGTTCCTTAAGCAATTTTTCTTCAATCTCAACTGCTGACTTTTCTTCAAACTCAACAGTTCTTACTTTAAATTCACCTTCCATTTTATTTTATTTAATATTTTACAAAGTTACAATTTTTTTTATATGTACTTTTTAATGGTACACAACCTAAATCTATCTAGGATTAAAAGATTCTAAATCAAATCCATCTAACGAATCTTCATTACTCTCAAAATCAATTGGAGGTAAGTTATTTTTTCTT